ACCATCACACCCTTTGCACTTCTTATCTTTTTCCCCATGTAATTCTCCTAGTTATATTTTATTGTGGGCGTAAAAAATCTGTCACATCAAGGTCGTATTTGACACTATCAACATCATGTACTCCAATGAGATACAATATGTATGAAGATACACTACTTCCTCTACCTACACCCCACACAATGTTTTGTGCAAGTAACGTATTTATAACGTAAATAAGGGCACGCAAAAGGTCAAAGCAATTATAATGTGCATATAACGCCAATTCATGGCCGATTCTATCTACACGCACGTCAATATCATCTTGTGATAATTTATCCACCTTAATGTGGTCTATTAGTTTATGAGTTAGGTATTTTTCAATATCCAAATGTTTGTACTGTTCTGGAATACACCACTCCATTTGTGGGAGATTAACATCTCCCTTTACATCTAATCTGTCTTGTACTCCCACAAATCGATTATATTTTACAATTTCTGGAGTAATATGATCAACAAATAATGATTGGGGTGTTTTACCTTCACTTAATAGTTGCTCAATATCTGTCGCACTAACTGATGATGTGCCATCAAACCACAATTCTCTATTTTTTAGTTTACTCGAAAGAGCTGGCATATGAATCTTTTGATGTGTCTAAATTGGGTGTTTTAATTTTTCCATCTGGAGTAACTTGCATGGGAGGTGCAGATGGTGTAAACTCTTTGTTGAGTTGTGAATGTGCAAACGTGGGAGGTGCTGGAGGCACAAACGGGGGTACTGGATGTCCTGGTGGGGCAGTGTGCGTAGGTTGTGGCACGAATGGTTGTGCAGGTGGTATGAATGGTTGTGCAGGAGTAGCAACAACACACTCAATTTTATTTCTAATGAGCTTCCATTGGGATGGTGATGGGCACCATCCCTTGTCCTGCATTTCTTCAATTCCCATTAACCAGGCTTTAAATTCTGCTAGTGTCATTGTTTGATTTATTCTCTTTGCTGCCATTTTTATTGTCCTCTAAATCGATATATATGTTTATATTATATCTCCAATATCCATATTTTTCAAGTATTTATTGTAGGGATTTGAGGGGGATATGTTTATCCAGGTATTCTCATCAACTGGGTGACACAGCATTTGTTGTTTGCTTATTACCGGATTAGCATGGCTTCTGTGGGGAAAGTAGTTAGTTACTTGTAGCAGTGCTGCATCGTGTCTTGTGCGTGTTGGTCCATATAATAACACTTGAAAATCTTTACCCATAGCATTATGGGCTTCAATTACATCAAGTCGCATTGTTTCGGGATCGACAATTAGAATGTGCCAATTTGCTGGTATACAGAAGTCAAATCCTAACACTGATAGTTGAAGAGTGGCACATGTTACTTCCTCAAGAAATACCAGTTTCGATAATTTGAAATCTTTATATGCCAGATCTAACACCCAAAAATATTCAAAAAGTGTTGGAGTATATATGTCTTGAATTATTATTGCTTTATTATTTTCATCAAAAATCAACATGTGAGAGTACCGAATTAATAGGGGTTATGGTTATTGCTTTACGTGTATGAGGATATTTTGCTTCTTTATAGAAGGATATTCTATCTCGTAATTGGCCGGCTGAGTATTTGGTATCTGTACAAATATCAGTTACATGTACAAAATCTTTATCGTGTCCCTTTCTTAAGCCACGACCAATAGACTGAATGGTGCGTATAAAAGAGCGTCCCATGTCAACATACATCAAGTGAAATATTCGATTAATATCCAGACCAGTGCTGGCAATTTTTGCTGTTGCTACTACAACAATGTGGTTTGATGTGGCGAACATTTTATATGCACGCTGTCTGACATCCATTTCATCTTGCCCGTACAAAAATATGGCGTCTGGTATGTTTTTTGCTAGCTTTTTACCAAAATTTATACCATTAACAAGAATGAGAGTGTTACCTTTTTCCTCAGCACTTCTTTCGTGCACATAACTGGCAATCCATTTCAATCGTGCATCATCAGATTGAATAAAATTCCTTTCTGATGCCCAATCTGGAAAACATTGCTTTTTAAATTGTGCATATGTTAAGGGTGTTTCTCCAATTTCATCACATTCTTCTATATATTGATCATATAGTACATGAACATCTTGTTTGTGCTGAATAATATCAATGTGGAGATTAGATAATACTCCCTGCTCAATGAGTTCATGTGCAGGTATTGTATATCTAACAGGACCAACAGCAACCTTTATTGCTAGTGCATCTGTTTCATCTTTAGGAATAGTGCCTGTAACACCAAACCTGAATAATATGTTTGCACCATGTTTTGTTAATAAATCTGTTAGTACATTTCCTCTTAGTCCATGACACTCATCAACAATAACTACTTGAAATTGGTGTAATATATGAGGATTATTTTTGAGAGATTGCCAAGTGGATACAATGTGAGAATGGTCTAAATCCTTCTTTGATCCACTATATTCACCAACATCCAATCCAAAGTCCTTGTATCCTTGGATTGTTTGTGCTGTTAAGTTCTTATCTGGTACGATAATAATAGAACGCAGATTGTGTGCTAATTCATAAGATAATGCTATGGCTGCAGTCATACTGGTCTTTCCAGCACCAGTGCCTGCAACCCCCACCCCATTACCAGCATCTAATAATGTGTTTACCAGTTCAATTTGATAATCTCGAACTTTCCAAGGTCCATCAGAACGTGGATCGTACACATTAGAGAAAAAATCTTCATTAATTGGTGTAGGTGGTGTAGGTAACTCAGCACGCAAATCTTCAATTTTAATTTGACACTTGAGTTCCGTTAAAATAGGAATAACTTCATCCAACAAATGGACAAATGTTCGACCAGTGCGGTGAAAATATCTAATCTTACCATCCCAAACCCCCAGTTTATATTTTGGCTGGTGATAGTAATTAGGTGCAAACCGCCCCATAACATCCCACAAATATTCAACAGCTTCGGAATGTAATCCAACAATTACACAGTTAACCTCATCAAGTAATCTAATAGTACATTCCATGCTTATAACATATCCAAGTCTTTCTGTGCTACTTTGAGGTTGGTTATATGACGCAACGTATGTCCTCGATTTTCAAATGATGTGCACAGTGTTTGGTATTGTTGGTATAATTCACGAACTTCCAAATATGTTTCAACTTCTTTTAAATAAGCAGGTTCATTGTCAATATATTTGTCTTTGGCTCTATCAGAAATATCTCGTGAATATGTTTCTGTATAACTTTTGAATAATCGACCTTTAACTTTGTTGATGTGTAGTTCTAGATAATCAACCAGTGTTTTTAATTGTACCGCACGCTCTGCAACATACTGATACCAAGAAACATTTTCATGTAAAGCGGCAGTAATTGTTCTACCTTTTGTCTCTAGTTTACTTCTAATCTCTGGTAAATCTTCTTCATATTGTGCAATAATGTTTGGTAAATTAACTTTATCTTTACCTAAAGTGGGAATCAAACTCATATTAGTGCATACCTCCCTCAATCTTATGTAATGCTAATTTAAACGCTTCCTGTTGTTCTTCTGTTAGGGAATCAAGGTCAAACCCATCTTGCACATGCTGTGCATTTGCTTCATCTTCAAGTTGAGAAATAAGAGAACGCATAGTAAGATCACGCCTACGTTCTTGATCAGCAACAACCTTCTTGAGCCAACTATATGTACGCATCTTGTCATTTTCTTCTACAACATCAATGGGTATACTTACTTGAATTGTATGTTTAGTAACAGCATCATCATCTTCCACATCAATACTATCGGATGGATCAATACCAGTTTGAGATGGTATATTGGCTGTTGCTATAATTATCACAAATTCTTTTTGCTGTTTATCCTCTCCCACATCAATGGAAATAACTTTGATATCATCCCACTCTATTTGATCTTTTTCAATAGGAAATGGACCAGAATCATTTACAAATTGTGCAATTCCATCTAGAATATTTGGCATAGACGCAAAGATTTCTTCAGTTGCTTTTGCATAAACTGTATCACGTTCTTTAATTAATTCTTTCATTTACTTTTCCCACATCATATTCAAGGCTGTGATAGTAATTTCAGCAGCACGCTTTAGATTAGGATATTTAGGCAGAGATGTTTTGTGGTATAGTTCCTCTCTTATTTCTTTATCCATAGATTCAGCAAAATCAAGCACTTGCTGATATGTCCAAGCACCTGATCTAATAGATAACAGTTCATCAGCATCTGGTCGTTTAACAACAACTTCACCAGTTTTCAGAATTTCACGACCCATTCTCATTAATCTAACCAGATGCATAGCATGCTTTGTATCATAGCCAAAATGTTCTTCTAGCTCACTTCTGGTTTCGTTTCGATTGTTTTTCCAATTCCAGTAGTTGATGTGCTTTTCTTTAGCCAATTTATACTCTTCTTTATTCCACTTGACAAGAATAAGAGGAACGTTATCGTGAGACAATCGTTCATCTGAGTTTAGCACATTTAGATTACCATATTCGTCCCACAATTGATACCCAATCTCTGGAAATACAGCATATATGTTATTACCATATGGATAGAATCTGTGGTTATCACGAAATTTGGTTAAATCAACATGTAGATTTTTATCTGTACCAAACCATTGCACAACAGTTAAAAATTGTCGTGGTAATGGGGCAGCAATGGGTTGGGGGTTGTTGATCCATTTATTATGACCCTTAATTCTCTTCAACTGAGCAACAGCATACCCAGTAAAGGTAAAGGCAACTTTGGAAGATAGTAATTCACCACGCACAGAACGTAAGTATTCGTATGTGGGAGTTGTATATACAACATCTATAGGATCAACCCACAAAGTTTCAACAATATTTGGATTACAACCTGTATATAATCCCATGAAGTGAGACAATTCATAGAACTTTGTATCTTCTTCGCTAACATCAGAAGATTCTCTGATGGGGAAGAAGGGGGTCAGCAGATTAACTGGATCAGCACAAAATATTCCACGAAAATCTTCATCAGATGTGTGAATATTAGTACCATAGGCATGAGATCCAGCTCTATGCTTTACGATGAGATTGTCTCGCATCAGTGTTTCGGCTGTGCGAGGATTGTTGAAATGTAACATGGATTTGTATCCTCGAATTGCGGAATTCACTAAAGGATACTATAAATTTGAAGAGGAGACAACTGGGGGAGATTTCTCCCCCAGTTTCTTTTCACTCTTCTACACTTTGTTCTTGGAATTTCTGTAATCTTCGTTTGACAGCAGTAAGTTGAGGTGTTAACTCAACTTCCTCTTCCGATACAGCACTTTCAAGATATTGTTTGCGATTAGCTTCACATTTAATCAGAATATCTTGTGCATATTGTGAAAATGTCCCAGATTGGAATTTATCTTCTCCAAAATATGACCAAGCTCCTTTTGTAGTTACAATCCCCATATCTTTCGCAACATCAAGCAATCCATTATATGGGTCCATGCCGGTTTCATATGGGACTTCAATAACAGCGGTCTGAAATGGTTGAGTGAATCTGGTCTTATAACCTTCAACCTTCATTCTGATACCAGAAACTTTTGCACCATCTCGTAATTTGAGTTTCTGTAACAAAACAATTTGAGACAGTGAAAACCTGATTGCATCAGACACCATCCACAACCCTTCACCATTGGTGATATCTTGGTTACGATATACTTGTGCAGTAACAATCATGGAGATATTTGTGCGTTTGATTGCTTGCACAAATTCACGTAACATTGCCTTCAACTGTTTGTTTCGTTGTCCTTGATCGCCTTTAGATTCACCTTTGTTGAAGTGATCAACTTCAGTTTCAGTCATCAACATATCTAAACTATCAATGACTATGAGCACCTTAGGTGCATCATCATTTCCTTCATATTCAGATTTGTATGCTGTGATAAATGCAGAAACTACCTTTTTCGTTTGTGGAATTGTATCAACAGGAATATAGGTATATCCTTCTTCAACATTTACACCTACAGAAGTTGCAAAATCATCATCAAGTGCATTCTCTGAATCTATCGTAACAATGTGTGCACCAGCAAGTTGTGCTTCACGCATTGCGTTGGCAGCCAAAAAGCTTTTACCAGAACCAGATGGTCCTGTAAAACAGGTTATACGACCTTGTGGAATGCCTTTTAAAAAACTACCAGACATAATTTTATTCAATACATAGTTACCAGAAGAAAACCAATAAGAAGGGGGAGCCGAAGCTCCCACCTCTATACCAGCTTTCTTGAGGCTTTTTGTAACACCATCAAGAAAGTCAAGTGCCATTATGTGTCTCCTTATTCAGCAGCCGTTTTGCGACGTTGCTGGATGCTAGCCAATAATGCACTTGCTTTTGCTTCATATGCCTCTTCGTCTTCTTCAGAAGATACAGCAACCTTTGTTTCTACTGCTTTTGCTGCAGGCTTGCTTGGTGCTGGTTGAGCACTTTCACTTGTCTTTTTTGCCTTCAAGTTGGCTATGGTGTTGCTAATAGCAGCCTCTTCTTCACCCAAATCATCACTTTCATAACTACTTCCAGTTAATGCAGCTTCTAACATAGCCTCAACCGACTCGCGCCCAGGCTGTGCTGGGAGCAACGTTGATAGATCAACCATATCACTCTTGGCAACAGCAATTTGGTCATCTGACAATGCAGTTGATCTACGTGCAAACTTAGATCCAACTGTATATGATGCATATTTACCTTGCTGTGTCTTTTTGATGATAAAGTTTGTACCATTCTCGAAATCCCAGGGCACATCATCAAAGTCACCAGATTCGAACGCGTCCTTGATGATATTGAACAGTTGATATCCAAGTGCAATATAACGTACCTTACCAGTATGGGTTTCTCCTGTGTCAGGATCTGGAGGAAGGGGGTCATCAATGATTAGCGCTTGAGCAATGTGTTGCTTCTTGCGATAATACTTTTTTCCATTATCTTCATCTTTCGACTTATAGTACGCTTGACTAACCTTGCAGATTGGACACTCTTCTCCATACATCTTCAAGCACGGAACCTTTTTTTCCTCGCCGTTGATTGTTAGTACATGATAGAGTTTCTCAACCAAGAAACCTAGAGGGTTTTCCTCATTAGCATCTGGCAAGAATCTAATCTCTACAGCCGTATCAACAGGTGCATCCCAGAAAGGATAATAGTTGTTGGGGCGGTTGGTGTTTTGTGGAGTGGATGCCTTGAAGTTGGCGCGGATTTGGTCTAAGGTAATTGTCATTGTTCATTTCTCCTTCGTTTCTTATAATTGTCAACGAGACACAATATGTGCTTTTTGGGATCGGTGCTCGTCACCGATAAAACAGTATTTTACGCTGCTTTGAGTTGTTTGTCAACACCCTTATATTTAGTCCATT